GTGACGTTAAGGCCTTCCAATGGATTATGAGTTGCTTCCCTTGTTCCAGGTCTGAAATAGGAGCGACACCACACTTGACTCCCTGTATGTTGGTCAGTCCATTGCTTCATAGTATGGTTATAAGTCCACCCAAGAGGACTCAACCACTTCTCCATTTCGGGCATGAGTACAGAGTTGTATCTTGGAGTTGTATCAGTGACCAATAGAGAAGACGTTCCCGGCCTAGTCTTGGCAAGGTATAGGATGGAGAATACAAGAGCGCTTGTCTTGCCGGACCCCCAACCACAACGCGCAGCAATAACCTTGTCTTTTCGAGTGATGCCTTTGATGATTTCAAGCTGTAAAGGATTTAGTTTGATTTCTGCCATAATATGATTTAGTCTTCCGCTCGATACTTCTTGTCAAAGTATTCATGTCAGTGATGGCCTAGTCGTCAGCAGAGTTCTCCCCTGCTTCTTCGACTAGGCTTTCCTTATTTTGGACCTGTGCTTCTAGCTGTTTCATCATGCTGAGGACCTCTTCGGATCCATCTGACTTGTTGCTGACATTCATTTCAATTTGCTTCAAGTCGCCATAAAGGTCAGGGAAACGCTTTGATAATCTCCAAGCCCATCCGCGCCAATCCATCTTATCGTCAATGCATCGATCAAGCTTGGCAAGCATGACAGCTTCAGAAAAGTGAATAGCTGCTTGAACTTCTTCGGCCCAAGATTCATCTTCATCAATCCATCTGTAATAGGTTGATTCTGAGATTGCAGCTTGAGTGTATGCAGCTTTGATGCTGATTCCGGCGCGAAGGTTTTCAAGTAATACTTCTCTTTTCTTCGCTCGTTCTTTTTCAGCTCTTGTCTGTCTTGGTTTAGTCGTCTTCTTGGTCTTCTGTGTCTTCGATGTCTTCGATGTTTTCTTGATTCCAGCCATAATGTTCTCCAATTACGCTCCAAATTGTTTGATACAATTCTTCACTTTCTTTGTGCAATGGTGAGCAATCAGTCTCAACAAGTCGCTTCTTGATTTCACAAAGTGTTTTCATCACTTCTATCTCGCGCGCGCGTTTTACTCCCATTTCTCCTTTTTTAGCATCACGCAACAAGCCTTCAACATCTTCCAAACAAAGAACAATATCATGATTAGTGATAATGGCCTTTTGAATCTCATTGATTGAGAATCCGCGCTGATCAAGTTCAAGACAGAATTGTTTTAAGTGTTCATCATTCATTTGGAGTCCTTAGTTGTTTACAACTAGATTGACGTTTTAATATCTCTCTAATAATAGATTTGGAGTCCTTAGTTGTTTACAACTAGATTGACGTTTTAATATCTCTCTAATCATAGCCTTCTTTGTTGAGTCTGGAAACCTACCAGCAACAATAACAGGCTTAAGAATCCTTTTTACTTCCTTTAAAGAATCTTGAATTGATTCAGTCTGTTTAAAATCATTGTTTAAAAGACTATCAGCTTGTTGAGATGTAAACTTTGCAAACTTAAAAGCGTGATGTTCTTGATTTACAAACCATTCCCAAAAGTAAAAAGGATCTAATAATGTTGGACTCTCTTTATGACAATTATTGCAAAGTAAAACTAAGTTATTAGGAGTAATTCCACCGCCTTCACAATCAGGAATAATATGACATCTTTCTAATCTAGCTTGATTCCAAGTTTTTGAATCTTCCTTAGAACAAGCCCAGCAATAACCATGTTTAGTTTTACTTAGGCTTTCAAGTTTATCGAAATCTAAATTATAAGTTGTAGACAACTTATTTATATGATCTTGACCATCTTTAGATAGCCACCATTTTAAAATTGATAATTTACTAGATGTTATCTGTTTTTTACTCATGATCACCTCCAAAGTAAGCTTCCATCGAGTTTGGGAAACATACTTCAAGCGCTCTCTTAATCTGTTGAGCGATGTCTCTTGTCTCCGGTTGAGCGTGTTCATGATCACGAAGCTTGATGAACTTGATCCAATTGTGAAGATTTCCGGTCATATAAAAAGTTGTGTAGGTGCTTTGTGGCAATACACCACGAGCAATTTCACGAGAGACACCGGCTTCAATAAGTTGCTGATAACTTGCAAAGCTAAACTCAGTAGCAATCTTGAAGATGCTGTCCGCTTCGCTTGACTCGACAGTTCCCTCTGAGCATTGAAGATTATCTTTGGCCTGTCCTCGCATAGTGTCTGGCTTCCAAAAGTCAATCTGCTCTGAAGTATATCGTCTACTTACCTCATTATATGAGAAGGTTCTGTGTCTCATGATTTGAGAACGAACAAATAAAGGAACTTTCAAAACGAAGGTGGCCAAGCAATGCTCAAAAGGTGAAGTGTGATTATGCGCTGCTAAGAACTTGATCAGCTTCTTATCTCGGTCGGTTAGCTTAGACTCTGCATGATCATCTTTGAGGAAGCTTACTCTGGCAGCATCAACCACTCTTTTGTCGCTTCCCATAAAGTCAATCAGTTTAGCGCTTCCATTCCCTTCATGATAAATCTTACTCATTCCCGGTTCCCTTTTTGATTAGTTGAGCAATAGCTTGATGATTAAACAGCTTGTTAGTCTTGAGTGTTCTCAATCCAGCCTTATTAAAAGTCTCAGCAATCTGTTTATTGGTGAACCCAAGACGATTGTATTGGATTGCTAAGATTCTCATTTGATAGTCTATTTTCAATTTAAACTCTCTAAGCTTGTATTGATCTAAAACAAGAAGACTTAATTTATCCTCTTTCAACATTTTAAATCTTTCTTTGTGGATATCTTCGATCTACGTCTTCAGGAGGAAGAAGGCCATTGGCTTTGATGATCGTTTGAATTGATTTAACGTTGATATAAAACTTCTTGTCGAAGCTCTTGAGCGCTCCTTCACAATAGATTGTGTCGCCTTGATGAGTTGTGTCGCTCATGAATCGACCAAGCTGTCCAAAGACTCGAAGCTCATGAATCTCGGTGTGCTGTTTCTGTTCGCCTTTACTAGGGAACTTCTCAACGGTCCGGACTTTGAGTTTTAAGTATTGAGTGTATTGATTCTGTTCCATTGTTGGAGCTTCAACGACATCACCCAAGATCTGAATTATGTTTATGCTTGTCTTCGACATCTTTTATTTCTTTCCTAAGTTTGGATAATCGGCCTGCGAAGTAGTCAGCTGTTTCGGCAGCTGTTGGAAGGTGTCTATTTTCGGTCCAAAAGTTGAAGTAGATTTGAGCTTGCTCCAGCTCTTGCTTTAGCTTTTCGATATTCTTCAAGGCCAATCTCCATTAAGATTCGTGCTACAGAGGAAGATGATCTTTGCTCGTCACGAGCAATGGCATCAAGCGCATTCCTTTGTTCTACACTAATTCTAAATGACATTGGTTTGTTTTCCATGTTTGTCTCCTTTGTCTACTTAGTAAACGATAAGTAAACGAGAAAAGCAACAAAGAAAAAAAAGAATCCCTAGCTCACCGGACATCTCAAAAGCTTTTTATTAGTCAATCTAAAACAAATAGTTTTTCTGTGTTTTTAACACGTTGTTTTAAAAATAAAAAAAAATGGCTCGCTAGGGACGAGCATCAAAACATAGATTGATCAGACTTGCAAGAACTATCTCACTCCCCAGTCAGAAAGATTTCCATTATCGCCTCGCCGATCTCTTCCTTGCATTTTAATTGGCTTCTTGAATATCGCTTGGAGTCGAGAAGCGCCAGCTTTATTGCGATTTAGAGCTTTGTTGAATAGATCTTCAGGAGTCAAGTTGGTCGTCATGACAATGCTCAGCTTTCCGGCTGCCCAACGCTCGTAGATTCTTTGGATGATGTCAATGGTTGTGGCCTTGAACCATTCTGTCATGTTAGCGCCTCCACCAATTCCGCCAAACTCATCAAAGAGAAGAAGATCAGTATTAGCAAGCCAATGATCAAGAGGATTGTCATCCTTGCCTTTGAATGTTCGCTTGATTTGGTCGATCAATTGAGTGTGAGTTGTGAACATGACTTTATGATCAGAGAAGACAGCTTGCTTAGCCAAAGCATAAAGGAGACTTGTCTTGCCATTGCCTGGACTTCCCCAAAGATAAAGGCTTGGAGATACATCACCGCGCTGATCTTTCGGAGTGTTCATCCAAGTCACAAGATTCTTCACTCTTTCAAACTGCTCTTGAGTGTCGAACTCATACCGGCCAAGATGCATCCCAATAGCATCATAAGGAAGCTGTAGATCGTTGAGCTTCTTAAGTCGTCTTCTTGGTCGCTCGCAGTATTTGCAGATTGTCGCTGTTCTGTTGCCGAGTGAGCAAACAGAGTAGATGAATCCTTCACCACAACGACCACAGTATGGAATCTCTTTAGTTTTGAAGAAGGCAGCTGCCGGATGAATCATTTCGTTCTCTTCGAGATTGTCATGGTTTAGATGCCTGAAATCTTTAAACTCGACCTTTGGCTTCTCAGCCTTTGGCATATTGGCTCGTAATCGTTTGAACTCTTCTAGGTGTCGAGTGATCTTGTGAACTTCGCTTGCTAAACTTTTCATGTTTTAGTCCTTGTCAGTGTCAATGTCAGTTTGGTTATGAAGATTAATAATAAGATCATTCTGTAAATGATCTCCCCAAAGTTCAACGTTTGCAACTCCCCAATCATTAGCCATTCCATTACCAG